TTTTTTTAATTTAATTGATATCGACTTAAAAAGTCAAATTGGCCGGTTTCCAATACGCATGTGGCAAATATTGTTTCCTAGGGTGTTTAATAGGTACTTGTCGCTCACGTAAAAATTCTAATCCTGGAAAATATCCAGTTATTTCATTTAACGTTTTACCATCACGACATAAGAATTTTTTAACTGTCATATCCTTACCTTCTAATATTGCTCGATGAACACCCTCCGCAAACAAATCTGCTTTAGTAACATTACGACATACACAATACATGTAATGCAAATATTCATGAACATACCTACACACCCCTCCATTATCATAAGCCATAGCTATACAAGCCGCGCCTACCCCATAAACATCCGAACGATTAACACCAAACACAACTTTAACCCAGAAACTTTGCTCAGGTCGATATGTAACAAATTGGGCTGCCTCCTTAGGCCACGATACAGCATCATACAATTGATTTCGATCTATAATATATTTACGTAAAAACACTGCACCCTTATATGTAACATTATGATTCACTCCCAAACGAGTTAACCCTTTTGAAGTACGAATTGTATTAGACTTGATTAACATACCATGCACGGTATTAACATAAGACGCAAAATTAGTCTCACTTATTACGTCTCCAACAGACGTAGGTTTACTAATCAAATGATCGTCCCCATAAACTCCCGGCCGTATCAAGTCATTATCCGCACACACCCGAATCATCTTACCTTTAGTCGGATGGCGAAACATACTTACAATAAACGCCCAAATTAATAAAGCCACTATCCAAGATCCACAATGTGATGTATCAAAAGCTCCTGATGGTAATATTCCAATCATAATTACCCATAAGGCATCTGTTATCCGACAGACTTTAACTGCCAATTTCTCAGCACTCCATCGCGATAAACAATCATATATCAATACATCATCCTTTGACATCCTTTTAAAATCTATATATACCCTAGATCCAGTAGCATACAACTCTATCAAATTTTTCTTTATAGTCGTATCTAGTGACTTAAAATCTCCTTCACTAATTTCAAATTGCTCATCACCGTAACGATAGTACTCCTTAAATTCCTGTGCGCCGCCAAAATCCCATGTTGTACCTATACGAATTAAATCATTTTGCTCAACATGATGACGGCTAGTCTGCAATATACTATCAATAATATACTGTAGCATAAATGGAATAAAGAACTCTCTACATTTATCATACATATCTTCACGGTCTTTTTGATTCATTGCACCCGCTGTAAAAGCATTAAAAAATTCCGGTTTTAAAATTATAGTATTAATAATATCACCCATATCTTTCCGAAATTTATCATAACTCCGATGAATCAATAAAGCTCTAACCCCTTCTACAAGCTTAATCTTACATGCATATTCCACATCTCTCTTAAGCCCATAAGGTTTTCTCACTACCTTAATATCATCAAAAAACTGTTGAAACTTACCATTACATAAACCACTACTAGTATCTTGATGAAACTTCATACTCATAACGTTCTCTTCATCCCAATGAAACACTTGAGTATTAAAATATTTCGCGCAC